GAAGGTAATTGACATCAAGGACAGACAACTGCCCAGAGGAACTGGCGGACCAATTAAGATCCGCCAACAAAGCCATACGCTCGAGGAGTTTAGTCTCACTAAACTCACCGACTCCGGAGGCTTTAAAAGAAACACCTTTAGTCTCCACTACAAGGGTTTCTCCGACTTCACCAAAACTAAGGGTTGGTGTCTGAAACAAAGAAGTTTCAGCGACGCTTGTAAGCGTCTGGGGAGCAGTTTGCTCTACCCTTTCTCTTGATTGAGTGTTTGTTTCTGTGGTTTCATTTAAAGGGACAGAGGGCCGAAACCATAGCCGTGGTCCATGAGGCGGTTTTACCATCCGCCAATGGGGTCGTTCAGTTTCAGGTGACCAAACCTAACCCACCCGGGCAACGGGGAACAGTTTAGACTCATGTTCAGGAGGGAAAAGAAGAGAGATTAAGAATAATCCGCTCTGCGGGCAGCCGCGAGATCATCATAGGTGGGGGTGTTAAAACCACCCCCAAACCAACTCTGATCGAGGACCCACTCGCGGAGTTCTCCGTAAACTTTTCTTCCATAATGGAATCCCTCTTGAAGAAGGGAATCCAAAGTCGAACATGCGACGGTACGGGTTGGGTCCTTATTGACCCACGCTACCATCTCGTACATGCTGGCAGGATCTAGAGGAGCCATTATGCCTACATCAGTAGTAGTAAATCTTCGTTTAAGATACATAACGTCCTCCAAATCGAGGGTTGTACGATCGTCTTTAAAGCATGACGTATAACCCATGGCAAAAGTGTCTCTAAAGAACCGAGATAAATAAGCCATAGTGTATTCATCGTACTCTTCGGGAACAGACAGAAGAGAGTCATCTCCAGTAAAGGAGGACTCTATCAACTGAAAGTCTCCACCGGGATAGAGTGCGATGAAAGCATGTTTGTGAATAAACCAATTGAAAAAGGTATTAAAAATGGAAGTAATAAAACTTCCACTGTTAGTACCCCACGGCCTCAAATACCACAAAATGCCGAAGACATGCCATCCAAGGAAGACAGCGTAAATGAGATTACGCATAAAAGACCCAAGGGGGAAAGGTCTTCCTCGAATACATTCTTCAACGAGATCGGCAAAAGCATCACGACCCTCGTTCTTGACGGAGATGTCAAACCCTTTGAAATCTCCGGCGCAAATACGCCGTCTCACCGAGGGACTACCTTTCATTCGGGAATAAAGGATCCCCCACTGGCGAGAATGGGGATTCAGCCCCAAAGCGCAAGGAGAGCCAGCAGGGTCACCCTCACATTCAACTATAAAAGTACCTAAGTACATTTTTTGAATTATGAGGAAGTCAAGATCTCCTGCGGTGAAGAGACGCGATTCTCCGGTAGCAACTTTTTCGGCGGAACGCAGCTCGTCTTTAAGAGTGTCTTCATAAACTGGAAGTATCATATCACCTTCCATCATCCTCTTTATCTTATTCTTAACATTCTGCTTTAGAATGGGATGAATACGAGCAAAACCGTGTTCGTCGAAAAACAACGCTTTACGATCCAACCCTAACTTCTTATAGTAGTAACCTGAAGAGGTAGTTGCGTCTAGGGCTGGAATATATCCTGGAACTCCATAAATAGCTTCCTGCATACTCAAAACCCGCAAATTTTGCTTGTTGAAAGTTTTAGGAAGAAATCCCTGGAGATCGGTTTTGGGCAACCGGGGTGTATTAAAATAGTATTGTCGTCCTATTTTAGCGAAAGCAACTTCCGCCGGGGATACACCACCCCGAGTTGTCAAAAGTGCGGGTGCACTATCAGTAGAGGGGAAAGGAAAGTTTTTCAGTTGAAACTGAGACTTTCGCAAATTGGTCTCTTTTGGCAAGTAAGATCCGTACTTGGCCTCGGTAACACCGAGGACTTTAAGCCCGGCCATCTGAGCGGCGGGCTTCATATCTACAGTAACTGGATCAACCATATGTCGATAAGTAGGAGCATATTTCTCAAG